CACGTATGTTCAAAAATCCCTCCAACTTGCGTGTCCATATTGACTGGGCAGTAACAAGCTGGTACAGGAATCCATTGTAGATTTGATCATTGGCAACAGCCGCCGAGTTGAAAGTAAAGCTAGCCACATTGACTGGCTTAGCTAAAAAGTCCGCTATAGAGGTAATATCATTTTTCTCAACATCCACATCATTCTGTGGATTCATAGCAGAAGAATGGCGATCATAACTCTCAGCCTCCCGCGAGTTTGTGAAAGTGGTAGTGCCTTCTTGAACGCCTCCATCTACTGGAGCGCCTGAAAGTTGCATAGGTTGTTCACCCATGTCTTGAATGGCCGAAGCCTGAACAGTAAGCTATGACTAAGAGTGCATGGTAGCTCAACCACACACCACGGTTATGGCACAGTATTTTGGGGAGGGCTGCTCCCCCAGGTAACTTGATTAGTATCACTAAATAGCGAACCTGGAGATGTCCAAAGAGAGGTTAAGTGCCTGAACTTTAATCTTCATCTCTCAATGTTAAATTCATCTCAATTATGCCTATATTTAACGACCTGGCTAGGTCAATTTGACCTAGATCATCACCTCCCTATCCAAAACGAGAGCTTGACACTCATCGTAATTGTTAGGAATTGGAGTGAAATCTAAAAATTCTTGACATGCTGAAACAATAATTGGAACTTTTTCATCAAAAACATCACGACTATGCATAGACAACTCTTGTATCATGTTGACACAGTTATCACGCACATATTGGAAATCGTAATCCTTTTTCTTCGTCCATTGGATGGATTCCATAATTGTGTTCACATCAAGAGGGGCTGTAAATTCGCGATTTGGTCGAAGACTATGACGCGCCCACTTCCTCTTCAGGAAGCTAACATCAACAATAGATCTATCTTGCGAAATAACAGCACCAGATTTTGCCTCATCCGTATAATCAAAACCAAGGGATTTGAACGCCTTGGTATAATTATCCTGTGTGAAAAGATGTGAAAGATTCCAATGACGGTTGACAGATATCAAGTTGTCATCTCCATACGTCATATGTTTCAAATTACCCTTACTTTCCGCTAAAAAACGATGGGCTAGTAAAGGTGTAGTCTTCTCAGCTATAACAAGTGAGGCGTACCGCAACAAAACAAGATTACACCACGAATTAAGTACTGTTGTAAGGGGATTTCCAGAGGCATTACTGCCAACCCATTCATACACAACACCTTTCTCATTAACATGGCGCGAATTAACAATGTCCTGGAAAAGAACTTCCCGAACATGCTCATTCTCCGTGCCTTTATCGCGATAAAATTCAGTCACGGTGTCAAGAAAACGAACCATAACTGAATAGGGCAAAGATCCATCGTAATTGCCAAAATCACCAGCAATAATACGACTATCCTTCCCTAAAAATTCAGCTATCAAGTCCCACTCAGAAGAATAGACATTGACACCGACAGCAGATTCATTATAAACACGATTATACATGAAAAACTGAATGAATGCACCAAAATACATTCGAATCGGAATAGCTAAATCAATTGGACATGCGGAAATCTTCCGCGTTTTTCCAGCGTCGACTTTCTCCTTTGGTCGACGCTCATCTTTTGGGAAGTCCATAAAAACATGGTTTTCACGCTTCCCCACCTTTGCACTGCCAATTATATATTCAACATTCTTCCTGAGCTCCAAGGCTTCCTTAGAGTCAAATACATAATCGCCATCATTACCGAAAAAATCCCTTTTACCTTTACCCTTTACAGAGAGTGAACGAGGATAACCTGCTGATGTTTTTCGAGGGATGCCATGGAGTCCTTCAACTCCAGGCAAGCCACGAACAGCATCTTCAAAAGATAAAACACGCCTATCAACACTCTCATGAACACGACTCATTGGATCATTAATTAATGACTGAGTAACATGATTCTTACACACATCGAGTAATTCAACATCAATATGCTCCATTGTTCTGTGGTATTTAAGAGTAGACAAAGCATTGGGATCTACCAGCTCACCCTCTTTATTGATAAAGGGTCTCAGTTTAGCTGGCTTTGTTCGTGTGTCTTCACCTAATTTTTTCCACAAAGGTGAGGGCACAATGGAGGTACCTGTCGGTACCTT